TTGTCGTAATCGACTGCATGACATTAAAAACAAGCATCCCAGCTTTAGGATACAAGATAGGTTGCCATCCAAATATATCACCATAAGACCGCACGGCATCATTAACGGCCTTACTTATTTGATCGGACAATGCAACCAGACTAGCCTGAGATCGATCAAGACTTAAAATACCACTTAACGGCACAAAGCCATCCTGCGTCATTAAAATTAAGTCAGAGCCAGCTTTTACAAGACACCTTCTGCCAATAGGCTTACCAATTTGAAACACTCCGACAAGTGACCAAGTGCTTACACTTGAAGGGTCAGTCCCTTTATAAACAATGGCCTCGCCTTCTGAGGTTACAAACACTGCAACATCATCTGCGCCTGCGCCAGAATCTCGCGTCCAAGTTCCCATTGCTTGTATAAAGCCACCTTTAGAAGCTACACCGCCAAGGGGAAATTCAGTTGCCGCGCCCGAAACATTGTTCACAGCTAAATAATATGCGCTCAGACTGTCTTTCTCTCCAACCCATAATCTGCTCTGGTGCAAGTTGCCCCAAATTAAATTACTTGCTGTTAATCCAGAGCCTGTAATTGCTGTCGTAGACCAGCTACTGCCGTTAAATAATAACGGAGTATTTGCCCCATTAAACATTCTAACAAATTGGCCTGCGCTTGTTGCAATGTTTACAAACTGCCAACGGTTATTTCCGTATCCTGTTGCAACGGGACTGCCGACAGAGCCTGCGCTCGTAACGTTGTAAATTGCCCCATTAGCCGCCGCAAATAATTGTCTAGCCCCAGACTCTGGAACAAATGATATAAGCGTCTCAACTGCCCCTGTCATGCCTGTAGCGTGGTCTGTACTGCCACGCCTCATTGTAACTTTATCCGTCTCTGGGAACCAATTATCGAGCAAGATAGCGTGTTTTACAGGCATATCCGCAAGACTTTCTCTAGTATCCCATCCCCCTACTGGTGGTGGCAATGACGATGAAGTTGAAGCCACTAGAAGTCACCCCCATATGAACTCCTCGAAGCCTTTGGGTCACCAGTAAAGTGTCTGGTGTTTTGTGCGAATATATCTCCAGTTACTGCTATGCTTGCAGTTGTTGTATCGTTATCAATCATTAGATTGAAATGATCTTGTAATTGCCTTGCCGCTACTCCTGCTGGCTGGCCTTCTGCGTTTAACCATTCAAAGATGGTGCCGTATATAATAAGTTCCTCGTTAATTAGGGCTGTATCTGTGTCTATTGTAAATGAAGTCTTTTTTGATCCATCTGCTGCCGCTACTGCCCATTTATCGCTTACATATTCAAAAGATAAACTTGTGCCACTAGCAAAGATGGGTAATGCGTAAACATCACCGCCTCGGAATATAAATTTCTTATTTGAGCTAGAAAATGTTTGTACTTTTAGCCCTTGCCATTCAACTGGCGATACAGGGCCAGAAACAAGGTTATTGCTTCCCCTATCCCAAAATGTCTCAGTCACGAACCTGTTAAAATCTGCTGGTATATTTGCAGAAGCCAAAACGATCTCATTACCACTTGCGGAAAAGGCGTGTTCTTTACGCAATATATTCCAGTTATACACCAACATCATACGTATTGCGACCTTGTTAATTAGACGCAAAATATTCTGTGCCGCAGGGTCTGTGTTTGTTGCAATAGTCTCAGGGCGTGGCCCCTTAGTCTCATCTGCAACTGCGTTGGCAATGGTCAGTAATGACATATAAAATTCCTCAAGAAAAACCGGGGGGTTTTACGCCCCCGATAATCCAATATAAGACTAAGCAGTGCCGCTTACGCGAATTGCTTGTCTCTCGTCTATGGTTTTGACACCGTATAAGACATCAAGTCTCCACTTAGACACATCGTTAGTGCCATCATATACAGGGATCACACGAACGTTAGTTCCCTTGTAGCTTTGGCGTGATACGTCTACTGCGCCCGGAGGTGCAACAAGAGGCACACTTACTAATGCAAAAGCATTTTTAGTGAACATCATGTTTTGCTTATAGCCAGTGCCACCAGTACCAGCCACTGTAATTCCAGCGTTGTCTGCTGGAACAGCGTTAACTGTCTGATGCGCCCCAGAGATAATGATAGCTGGGCTAATAGTTAGTGTAGCTGGCCCTGTGGAAGAACCTGAGTTTGCGTCAGCCGTAACAGTAAACTGTTTAAGGTGAGGCAAGGTTGCTTTAGATACAGGATTCACTGCGTACACTCCTGCAATCGTAAAAACGTCTCCAGCTTTTACAATTCCAGTTTGGCTATTTGTCCAGCCGTCAGTCACCAAGCTCTGAGTGTTGGTGTCCTTAGATGCCGCATAAGTTACGCCTTGGTCAGCACCATTAATCAATGGTGTACCAGTTGCGATTCCAACTGTATGAGTTGGGATGTTTTGAGACATATAAGTATTTACACCACCGATTGAGCCAAGCTGTCCACGAGTGTAAGCCTCACCAACAAGACGGTCAGAGTTCAATGAAGTCTGCGCTCCAATCAATCCCCAGTGATCCGCAGGAGCTAGAACAGCGCAACGCTGATCTTGAGGCACGGCATTTTCATCCATACGCTCTGGCCCTTTAGCGAAGTCTTGGTTGCTATTGATTGTTTGACCCGGAGTACCGACCCAGTTTGATACGTCTTTATATAGGGACATAATGTCTGTATCAATTTGGTTAGCAAGCTGGATCATAGCAGGCTTAATTACTCGATCTGATAGCTCTTTGATGCTCAAGGTTAAATCTTGAGATGAAAACTCAAAATCAATACCTTTACGCTTGTCTACAGATAGAGTGAACTTACCTTCCGTTACGTCTTGAACAGACATCACCGCACCATCACGTACAGTAAAATCCATTGGCCTACGTACAGAGACAGAAGAACCAACTTCATATCCATTTACGCTCTTTGAGAACTCTTCCTCATAACCGCGAAATACTTCCTTCGCCATTACTAAGTTATTTTCCAACTGCAATACTGCGGCTTTTGCAATAATTGCGGCTGTTAACGTGGTATTTGCCATTTTAATGACCTCCTAAAAAGATTTACGATAATCCCAAGTGTTTATTCAGTTGCGCCATTGACATTCTCTCTGGGTCATTGACGTTCCTGCCTGCATTACCTTTTGCTTTCATCGGCTTTACAGGTTTCGCTTGGGCTTGTTTAACTGGCTTGGTAGCCTTGGATTGCATACGGTCATATAGCATCGCTTTGTGCGCCATCTTGGTTACAGCAGGGTTCATGTCCCACCCTTTTGCTTCCTCTGGGCTTAGTCCGTAACTCTTCTGCACATAGTCCACCACCTCTGGCGCAACTTTAGAAGAAAAGTCTTTGACGTAGTTATCTAACTGAGAACGTCCATCAACACGTTGCCGTTCAACCTCTTGTTGTTGCGCCATGTCGAGTTGTTGTTCTTGCTGTCCAACTGTTGCTACGATCCTTTGGAAATCAGCCTGCTTTTGCGATAGCGTGTCGGAAACAATTCTGGCTTGGTCTGGATCAGACTGCCATAGCTGGTTCATATCGACTTGCGAAAGTTGCTCAATATCCGTCCGTAATTGCAAACCTTGTGAATAGGTCTGCAAAGCCTCACCATTCAATGTCGTAATCTTCTCAATCGCTTCACGTTGCGTTGCTAAAGACTTCGCCTGTTCTGCATTGGCTTGCGACTTACGCTGATAGTCCGCATAAGTGTCTCTTGTGAACTTGTGAACTTTTTCAGCAAGCTCTTCTGGAATTGCGTCTTTTGGCACTTCCAGTTTGTTGCCTCCAAAGTCAAATTCGACAACCTCAACGGTTTCTTCTTCGACCTCTTCAGCTTCTGGTTCATTATCCTCCGCACTTTCTTCTTCGGCTAGGTCATCGCCCTCCAAATCATCAAGTGACATTGGCCCCTGTTCTTTAACTTCAACATCGGCTTCTTCTGCTTCCGCTTCAGCTTCTACTTCGGGGGCAACTTCGCTCTCTGCGACTATTGCTTCTTCATCAGACATTTATAAAACTCCTTCTTGATTTAACAATCTTGGGATATGCGCTGTCATCCGACAGTGCGGTTAGTAATTCTTTGTTATTTGTTAGCTTGATAAATATGCGTATTTTTGTTAATATAAGCTCTTAAAAAGGAGATAAATATGACCCCTCAAGAACAATCAATAGTAGAAAATAAAGTCTATAATTTGATAGAGTTTTCAATGATGGCAATTTACTCCGAAATTGGAGAAATAAAATTTTCATCTTTAAATGAAGAAACTCAAAATAACCTTTTAACGTTGCAAAATAATTTATTTACTATGCATGGGTTACCTGATTACCAAACAAATAATTTTGAAAATAATTTTATTTACCCTGACCCTCCAGAAATTTACTAATAGTATCTACCCATTTTTGGTCAGTTGGTTGTAATAGATTATTTGATAAAAATGATCTGTTATCGCTACTAATTGGGCTACTCATTTGCCTGCGAGTATTAAACCAATCTGGGAACATAATACTTCTTGGAACAGGATTTTGAAGACCACCCATGTATTGCCCGGCTAAATCCATTTGGTAAGTTGTATGAGGCATTTTTAAATTTTGCACTGGTGTTTGCACACCTCTTGGGTCTAACAACGCAAATGATTGACCACCCATTGCCTCATTCCCATCTGGTAACAATCTCAAATTAGGGTCTTGAATTGCGTGTCGAGCTTCAGCAATATCTGGGAATCCTTTTTCTCTCCATTCTTTTAAAGCTAACACTTTCATCAATTTATATCTGTTTGCACCCGATTTTGATGTCCATTCATAAAACTCTTTACTGCCAATGCTTGGAAATGTTTTATCTATCTTTCTCATTGTTTCGTTAAACGATTTAATATCTTTCTTCGGCAATACTTTTGGATCAAACCCATTAAATGCTGTATTCAAAGTTTTAACAGCAAAGTCAGTTGCTTCTCCAGCCATTGGCACATAACCTCCAAAAACTGGTTTACCCTCGTCTGCAACTGATTGCAGTTTATTTGATATTTTTTTAATTACTTGTGGGTGAGAAGCCCAAGCACCTTGACCTTTACCCCTCATATAACCATGACCACCATCTAACACTACTGGAGTATCAAATTTTCTACCAGATACACCGTGCAACATACCAATGTCACTTCTGTCTCCATAAAGATTAGTTAAATAGCCACCTTGCAAATCTGACGGCTGAATTGTTTTTTTAGCGACATATTGATCACTTGGTGTGTACAACCTACCTTCATCAAAAGCGTCAATTTGATCTTTAGACAACTTTAATTTTGTGTACGGGACATCCATTCCTTTACTAATTGGGCCAGCACCCATGTTTAAGGTATTAACTGGAACATTTGCCCCCATAGCCATTTTACCAACCGCAGGGCCGTATCCTAGACCCATTGTTGCCATAGCCCCATTTGTTACAGCGTCATAGGCTTCGGGAGGTGATCCCGGTGGCAGTCTCATTGCCGTGCCTAAGTTATCAACTCCAGATTTAATCCCTTGCCCTATGTTGGTTGCGTCTTGCCCTAACGCATTTAACAATCCTTCCCAAACGCTCATTCCCGGCATTGTCTGGACATTTGGAGCAATGCCCATTCGTTGTTGCCTTGCAGATAAATCTTGAGCTAATTTTGTATTTGCGGCAGGCCGATTATTTATTAAGCTATCGAGAATCGAAGGCATTTAATTTTTCCAATAAACGAACACGCTGGTACACCAATCGCCATGTATATTTTACCTATAATATGGCCCTTATCTCTCACGCCTTCTCTGTGCGCCATCTCAATAGCCCAAGGTGTTATTAATGGCTCTAAAACTTGTGCAAGCCATCTACGCTTTTTCATTTTTCGGGCTATAGGTTTGGCCCAAGAATGATAACCAGCAATTACATCGGTGGGTAGTTTGCGCCCATGCGCTACGTCTGCTTTGAAAACATCGTCAGCCATTAATCCGTGATAATGTAATGCAGTGCATAAAACAGAGCCACCCTCACCACCTTCGCCATCTCCAGAATCCATCGTCTCAGCCATCATCTCATATTCTGTTCGTGCAGCCGCTGTTGGAGCATCAACGGTCTCAGCTACATCTGTTCCAGAATACATGTTCACTTTAGTATTTTCGGGGGCAGTGTTTAGCGTGTTGTAATTATTTAACGAACCTGTTTGGTTAAAATAACCACCGGGAGCGTCCATTGAGCCAGATAAAATACCGTCTGGAGTTAAGTTCATAGTGCCAGACAAGTTATCTCGATTGTTGACATCGTGATATGCGCCCATTCCATTGAGCATCGCGCCTAAAATACCTAGTGGCCCAGCACCGGGCAAAGTTAACCCAGCAATAGCACCCAAGCCAGCACCTAACCCACCACCAACCTTTTGTTGCGTTGTTGTATATGGGCTGTTTGCTACTCCTAATCCGCTTGCCACTGGCCCTTGAGTTAACGCACCCCTTGCCATTGACTTTGGAGAAAAATCAACTCTCGATCCATCGCCTGCCTCATACATCGAATTTAAATTTCTGTTGGGTTTTGGAATTAAACTATCAAGGATTCCAGCCATCGTAACCTCTCTTCAATAAAAATTTCTTTAAGTTCTCAACTAAGTCCATCTCTGCCAACAGCAGAAACTTTGCGTCATCTTCCTCACGCTTCTTCCATTGTATAAACGCATAATACGCAACTAAGATACGTCTCTCAATTTCTGGCTCTTGCGCTAGTCGTTTCTTTAAATCTCGCTTTTCGACAATGCTTTTAACGTCTGCTACTTCATCAGGGAACAGGTCAGCCGACTTGATAACTTTAATTGCCCTTTTTAAAGTTGCCTTTTTAAGCTCGTCTTTTCCTTGCTTGTTTTTGTCTGGGCCGTATCGTTCAGCCCAATCTTTATTCCAACCGCCAGCACCGACAACTGTTGACGTTTCCATACCCCAACGAGACACGCCCCACTTCGATGCGCCCCACATTAGTTAGCTTCTTCGATAACCGTTTCCATACCCACAGGCTGACCATTCTCATCACGCACAATTCGCTTCGGTGCGGTGAGGGCTTGGGCAAGTAAAGCCATTTGAGTATCTTGCGCTTGCTTTGCTGTCTCGACAGCTTCTGATGCTATACGCCTGTCCTCTTCAACGTCATCTGCGTTGCGTAGCCCTTTGCTTGCCAGATCATCTAAACGGTTCTTGCGGTCAGTTGTCATTTTAATTTCTTCTAGGTCAAAATCACTTTGTGCCTGTGCCGCCTTTAAGTTTAACTCCATCTCTTTGAGATCAAGCTCACGGTCTTTTTGTTCAGCAATCTTTGCGTCAACTTCTCGCTCATGGATCGCCTTGGCTTTTTCTAGTTCCATTTTCTGAACGTCAGTTAGGCTTTGATTTTTTAACGCCTCGTTCTCAGCTTGGAGCTTCTGCATCTCTTGGGCAATGACTTGCTGTTGCTCTTGCATTTGAACTTTGGCTTGCTCAATTTGCTGTTGCATTGCCATAACTTCTGGATTCTGACCTTCTTGGTCTGCTTCCTCTTCCTGCCTCATCTCAGGCGGTAACAAATGCTTTAGGCGTTTTGCTAATTTATCACTGCCTACAAAGTCCATATGCTCTAATAAACTGTCTCCAAGAAAAGCCGCCGCATTTGGAACTTGCTTCATAATCTCAATGAGTGTCTCACGGGTTTCTTCACGTTGCGTTGCAAAACTTGGCCCACTGGATACAGTAACGTCATAACGACCAACAGATAAATTATATAATGCTTTCTCTCCGTTGAGACCCTTCTGGTAAGCTCCACCAGCCTGCTGTGTAAGGTTTATAACTTCTTCAGCACGATCCTCACCCAATATGCGAATGGTTTCTTGTGGGCTGTATACGCTTGGGATAATTTCTAGGAGGCAGTTACCAGCATACTGAATAGCACGATTGAGGTTATCAAGAAAATGAAAGTTTGATACGTCACCTTGTCTCTCCCTCGCTAGAATCGCCCTGCCTGATGTCTCGTTTGATCTCGCACCTAATGAGCTATCAAAAATGCCCGTGATTGCCTTCATATCATCGTTGGAGTTCATTGCTTCTTGCAATGCACCTGCTGGAACCCCAGCAAATGATTGACGCTGTGGGACACCGCCTGCGGCTGGGTCATATTCTAAATGACTGTGAGAACGGGTATTTGCACTTGCCCACTTTGCCTCTTGCCCCTTTGGGATAAAACCCTTCGGCCCGACCCAAGGTGACTTCGGTGCTAAAGCAACCAGTTCAGTAGATGCGCTACGCCAGAAGTTAAACATCATCTGGCTATCTTTTGCATCTCTGATCATTGACTT